ATTCATTTGTTCAATTGAGATAGCATTAAAAGCATCCAATTGATTAAAATATAAACGCAACACATTTGTTAAAGTTTGTTGTGCAAGCCTTTGATACTCTTCTGGTGGAAGAGGTAAGTTGGGCGCAACGGCATTAACTGGGATACTCATTTATCTTCTTCCATCTGGTCTAATATCAATACGAGGCGCACCGAGCTGCCATGCCGTACCAAGTGTTGAAGATCCTACTTTCATAATCAGTTGTCTACCTCTGACACGGGTATTGATCTGTCCAGTAAACTCAGGAGTCACCGTATAAGAAGTAGCAGTAACCTCACTTACAGGTTGAGCCACACCAGTTCCTGTGCCTGAACCTGAGTTCTGCATTGGATAAAAAGTAAACGTAACTTGTGGAGTTTCAGTTCCATCTGATCCTGAGAATGTTAGGTCAGGCAAAACCCTCCACATAAATCCAAACTTATCTCCATCATCAATATCAAACTCGCATGAGGATATGTATGAAGTAATGGGCGCTATGGTTTCAATTTCAGCATCGTCATTACCGTATTCTTGGTTGACAATGTTGTAGTTATAAGTGGCTGCAATTGGGTAATCTCTTAGACCAGAATCAAGCCATGCTGTTCTGCCCAATGTACCGTAATACCATACACCTGTTCCGCCAGCAGGGTTCTTTTCAATATAGTTGTACACCACATATCTGTCTATTTTGAAACTATTGGTTGAACAATAAAAGAACCAAACCTCATTAAAGCCTTCATTGGTACTTGCAAAGCATTGTTCTTTCTGGGACAGGTTAATGTCCTGATAGATAAATTTACGAAGATCACAATTTAAAGTCTGTACACGACCGTCATAGAAATAGAATTTATCCACACCCATCCAGTACACAATGCCGCCAGCTTGGGCTATGGCATTCTGCCCAATGATAGATATGTTATCTCCCAATAACTGGGTTTGCCACACAGCAGGCGGCCCAACATATTGGAATGAGTAAACGGATGAATCTGTAACAACCACAATCTCTTGACGAGTCTGAATGGTAGTAACAATCTTAGAGCCATGAGATAGCCTAATACTTCCTGCTTGATTGGTAGCATCTGGAGTCCACATGGTAATAGACTCTTGGTCTGACCAACGAACCAACATAGGATCTGCCGTACCTGAACCGTAATCGTTACAACCAAAAGCAAATACAAATCTGCTTGTATCAGATACGTAAATAAAACTTTGAACAACTGGAACATCTGAAGCGCCAGATAATCCAGATACCAAAACACCTCGAGTAGTTACACCGCTAGATGCAGTCCAATAATATATTTGACCTTGGTTGGGGGCAAACAATAGATTCTCACCAAAGTTGTCTTGACTCCAAATCCTGAGAGAAACAGTACTTGTTCCTCCTACACCCCATGTACCTGTACCCCATTTACTAGCGCCCCAACCCACCAAAGGAACCTCATATTCTGGGCCTACATTAACTTGATACGCGGCACTAACAGTAGCTCCACCATTTCCAGTATCTGATGCGTTAGAAGTGACTGTTACACCAGAAGTATTTTTTGCCGTGAAAGTGTAAGTACTCGTACTAATTACATTTATTTGATACTCTTGATTTAAAACTGCGGCAGTAATATTGCCCCCCAATCCTACAGCTCCCGAAAAAGTAACAAAATCTCCCGTTACGCAACCATGCCCAACGGCGGTTACAGTTATGGTAGAACTATATGGAGAAGTGGTTACGGCTGAAAAAGGATTGTTTAATGTGTTGGTTGCTCTAATTGGTGTGATGTCGTAGTAAATACCACCTTGTTCAATATAGAACTTTAAATTAGTTCCAACGCCAAGTAAGTTTTGTCCAGCTAAAGTCACCCAATTCCATATGGAACGGCAAACTCCTTTAAATGTACTTGGAGAAATCCTAATCCAGCCACCGATTTTTTCAGGTGTTCCTTGACGAAAACGAACTTTTTCAGACTCATACCACCCACCCTCGTTGGTGTATCGAGTGTTTTCCCGGTTAACCCCCGGTTTAAGCATGAGTTTTTTAATGGTCATAGTGCAATTGTCTCATTAGGAAGTCAATACTGCAAGAGCTTGATTTGTATGTGAAATACGATCTGACAACCCTAAATTTCCACCGTTAATAATCTTTGTCAACTTAGTCCAATCTTGGTTTTGAGCTACTTCATTGCACTTATGTGTAGACCAAAACCAACCAGCCGTCATGGCCGCATATTGAGGAGTCCTGACCAAATCAGGGCTCATAACAAAATCCACACCACAAGCTTTTCCTGCATGATAAAAATTATCATGGCCAGTTAGCTGGAGCCAGCCTGATCCCCGAAAACGCCATCCATCATCACTAGCCTCATCTCGGTTTCCCATACGATTGCTATAAACTTTGTTGGCAATCTTGCGTGGGTTACGGTTGTAAGGCTGAGCCGTCTCTAAAGAAGTAAACCGCTTAGGCCAGATTTTCATTAACCGATCAGCAGAATAGTTCAAGTTCTCTTCAAGGATACGAAAGTTACCGCACTCATGCCCGCACTGTCCAATGAACGCGGCTTGTTGTAAAGGCGTTTCAATACCCCACTTCTGGAATGTCTCGTTAAAGACCGTTGCCAGACTTGGATCTATGTGTATCCTTTGGAGTTGTTCACCGCTGACCATTGGTAGTTTCCCTTATTTGGTTGTAAGAGTCGATGCAGGAGTTGAGCTGGTTGATTGCTCTGTCCCCTTCTGCAACGAGGGCTGCAATAGCTGCGAGAGTCTCTCTGTCAGATTCGCTTGTTTCTTGGACGCTATTTCCGCTGGGAGTGGTGGTATTACTGGGGGTTTGTACGCAACTTGCGGTGGGGAAGCGCACCCGCCCAGCACGGATAGCACGATCAAGAGCAGTTTGTTTTTCACCGAGAACATTGTTGGCCTCCTGTAATTTGGTGGATTGTTCATTTAACTTGGTGGTCATCTCTTGCTCTTTGGCACGAGACTCTTCATTCTTTACCGCTATCTCAGCTTGCATCTCAGCATCACGCTCTACCCATCCCTTATGATGGCCATAGAAATAAACGCTTATAGCTACAAAAATAGCGCCTAATATCATCCAAGGATTTGGAATCATAAGCCCTCCACTCTAGCGGTAGCACGCTCATTGGCTATCTCTTCCCTTTCAGGATGAATGTAATCAGGTGGAGTAGTAGGTGGAGGAGGGGCTCTCCATGTCTCATCTAATTCAGGATTCTTAAAACCCATCCAGTTGAAGTCTGGCATACCAGAAGCTGCCGTTACCGTTGTCTTTGGTGCAATTTCTAAACTGGCACTGGCTTTAATGCCATCTTGAGTTGACGGTGGAGTTGCTAGCTTTTCTGCAAGGGCTTGCACGCCTTTACGACTCATCACCCCACCGATGCCGCCCACAATCAGCAGGACAATATCGTTCAACATCTTGGTAAATGCTTGGTCTATTGGAGCCATAGACTTAATCGGCTGAACCACAAACGCCAAGCTATACAACATGAACATCACGATGCCCGCAAGAATCACCGTGACTACGATAACAACCGTAGCCCAAACCCTTACTTCAATCTCTTCACTTGTCAGCAGGCGCTGGAGCTGGAACTTGGACAACTTGTTTCTCCAATACGGGGGCTACTAAATAATCGGGACAGTCTTGACTGAAAAGGCAATCAGGACGCTGGCACTTCTTGGTGGCGAAGTTCTTAGGGTCTTGGCAAAAATATCTGTACCTATCATCGCAGCCTACCAATAAAAGCAAAACCAACAAGTACTTCATTTCTCTTCCAGTTTCTTAACCAACTTCTGAACTTTGATCTCAGTCTGCCGTATATCCATGTACATCCACATTAACACAGGCATGAAAAACATGATTAAAGCTAACAACACAATAATTACGATGATGAAGAAGGAATCATCGTCAGAATCATGAGCCACACCCACAGGATCACTAGGCTGACTGCTGTAGCTACTAGGACTCGGTTTTGGATTTTGTTTAAAGCCCGTCTTCGTTGCCATGCTATTGCCTTTTTCCTGTCCAGTTCTGCCTTTCTCGCCAGTTGCTGTTTGTTGGCAATATTACCAATCATTTCATTGACTCGGCTGTACAAATTCTTCATTTCTTGAGGAACGTGATACACCATGTACTCTCTCATTTCCTCGTTTAATTTTTCCATCTGTAAGTCAGCAATCACTAACCTTATAGCAATGTCCTGACCCTCTTCATCCCCTACCGTCAAAGCACTTGCTTCTTGCTCCATCTTGTAGGTTTGCAAACCGTTGTAAGCATGAAAGAACTTGGTCAAAGCATCTGCTACTTGTGCGTAAATCTGGTTCTCATCAAACTCAGGAGCCTTCTGTTTTACCTTCTTAGCGGGTTTTTCAACAGTTTTTTGTTGAATTTCTTGCTTAGCACCCCCAAAAAGACTCGTTAAGAAACTCCAAACGCCTTTGGCATCTTCTTGGACACCCTTTAGATCACCGACTACCGCTTCAACTTCAGCTTTAGCATCAAGGACGTATTGCCGCCCCTCTTTGTACATCTCGCATGATTCTTTGACGAGCTTGAACGCAGAAGATGCAAGCGCTACGAGCGTAAAGGGATCCACATATTACTTCTTCATCTTGCCTAAAGTCTCAGCAAGTCTTGCCCTCTGCCCCAGTTTCCCGGGTTTTTTTGCAGCGGCGGCTAGCTTCTTTGCAGGAATCGTTTTGCCTTCTTTAACGCCCAGCTCCTTGCGAAGCGCACCGGGTTTTTTAATTGCTTTTTGTATCCATTTTTCAGCCATGATTTATCCTTTGCAAAGTAAAAGTGCCATTGAGTACCCCAAGATAAATGCCACCACAGGATGACAAATAAACTTTTGTACTTTTTCCATTACGCCGCCCAAGGAAGTGCGGGTGTTACAACAGGTGGGTTGATCTGATTGGCAATCATGGTATCCAAAGATGCCTGAGTTGCTTCTTTATTCACGCCATCAGCCCAAATCCATCCCAACACCTGATCTTGCGTCAACTGAGCAAAGGGGGTAAAGGGTGTGCCTGCTACATAAGTAACAGAACAAGTTGAGTAGATAGAGGCATTGTGCGTACCATCAGTAGCGTTTGCACGCCAGTGGACATTGAATGCCACATCGGTTTGACCCTCTGCTTGTGGATAGCAGTCAATTGCTTCCACGATCCATGTGTATGTATTGCTCATCTTAAACTCCTATTATTGCGGTTGATGTTTCTCTGTCTATTTCCATTTTGCCTTCACAAACAAAATTCCAGTCGTTTCCATTCTGATCTTTCTCAGTCTTGCATGGAATGTTGATCTGCACATTCTTGAACAAATATTCTTTACCGTCCTCAAACACTCGCCAACAATGGTCAACAGTCCCACGACCTTCTTGACCCCTTGTCTTATTGAAGCGTATGCTGTACTTCACACAACCTCGGCTGGTGCTGGGCAAGATGTTTGCGGCTGTTGCATCACAACTA